TTATCCTGAGTTAGGAAAATATCAACTTGCTTATCATATTGTAAGAGAGGCTGATTTATTAGCTTCATATGATATAGATCGTTGTATAATATTTGGTATGTATATAGAAAAATTAGATTACAATAAAGCTTTAAAAAGAGCTATAGAATTATTTAAAAATCGTGAACTAAAATATATAAATGAAAATTTATTTATAACAGACTTTTCTAAAAACGAAGCATTAGAAAAACATAAAAAGGCAGAAGAGAATTTAAAAGATATACAAGTTACATTATAATTTTAAAGTGATAAATCAAGAACTATTGGATAATGATCCGAATCATATTTTCCACAATACTCTTCATATCCATGATAAATAAAAGTATTAATAATATTTTTTTTTATTGAACTAGTAACCAAAATATGATCAATCAATGAATAGTCTAAGTTGGATGAAGTTTTACAATTGTCATCGGAATCCCACCAATCACTATATCTTTCATTTTGCGGTATATTTTCAGCAATACTATGTAAGTAATACTTTTCAGCTAAATCACCTTTTAACCCTTTTAAAATATCGAGTGTCATAGATATAGGTATATTATTATTAATATCACGTATTTCAGCATCATAGTCATTAAAATCGCCAATCATAATAACCTCATAATTATTATTTATATAATTAAATATAACTGTTTGTAAAATAGATGCTTGTGCTTCTCTCTGTGCACATCTAGTTATATCATTTGGTATTGCTATTAAATGTGCTGAAATAAAAGCTATATTCATTTCATTGAACATGAATTCTGTAATATAGTGTTTACTAACCCCGGTTGAAGTAGTTGTTCCATTATAACCGCATTTAGATCCAGATATAGGATAGCTGAATTTCATTTCAGTTCTATATAAATTTTTTAAAGGGTCAACACGAGTAAGCATACCTACATTTTGTCCAGTTCCTGTGTCGGTGCCTTTTTTTAAGTACGGGATATAAGAACCATCTAATGTATCTTTTAACATATTAAGTTCATCACAACCTTCGACTTCGCAAAAGTTTACAATATCCGGGTTTAAAGTTTGTAATCGTGTTGAAATAAAATTCATATGTTTTATTGCTTCTGATTGATTTTTCCATGTACAACCATTTCCTGGACAATTCATATTACTATAATAATCAATAAAAAGCCATTCTACATTAAATTGTACAATTCTTAATTTGTTTTTATCTTTTCTTCTATCACTAGGTGTTAAAATATTAGGACATTCAGTATCACTATAAACAATACTAATAAAGAGAGAAAGCAATAATAAAAAATTTATCATTCTTTATATTATAAATTATATAAAAATATTAAATATATATTTTAATATATTTAATAATATGTTAAAAGCATTTATACCACAAGTTAAAACAATAGAAAAAAGATATAATAAGGTTTATCCTGAAATAGAATTTAAATTAAAATTTGATGGTTGTAGTAAAAATAATCCCGGAATGGGAGGTGCTGGTTATTGTATTTATAGAAATGATAACGAGGTATGCGTAGGAAGTGTATTTCTAGGTAAAAATGTCACTAATAATTATGCTGAATATAGTGCGTTATTATTAGGTTTACAAAAAGCAAAAGATATTGGTATCAAAAGTTTAATTGTTGAGGGCGATAGCTTACTAGTTATAAATCAAATGACAGATAAAAATGTATGTAAATCAAAAAATTTAACAATCATATATAAAGAAGCTAAAGAATTAGTAAAAGAATTTGAAGAAATATATTTTCATCATATTTATAGAGATGATAATTCTAGAGCAGATGAGTTATGCAATAATGCTGTTACAGAATATTTAAAAAAAAACAGTAAAAAATGTATAGTACATAATTAATATTCTAATAGTTGAATATTTAATAGCTTATATGGTTTAAATTTTAAAATATCTAGTTCTTTTTTCGTTGTAGGAAATTCAGTATCTCCATAAATATCTTGTAATAATAACCATTCAAATAAACCTCCTACATAAATATAAACGTTATAAAACCCTAATGATCTAAGTTGATTATATTTTTTATACATTAGTTCGTCGTTCGTATTACGCCCATAAATTATAATTTTTGTATCTTTTTTACCATTTTGTAATAGTTTATTAATTAGAGCTTCTTCATTTTTTATATTAACTGTATTTGTTATAAGACAATCTTGTTCACCTTCGTTTAATGTATTAATTAATAAATGTGTTTGAGAATTATTAATAACAAATTGCACATCTTCAAAATTAATTTTTTGTGTTGATTGTGAATTACCCATATTTAAAATATTCAAAAATATTTTTAAATAATTAGATACTATTATATATTATTTAATTAAAGTGTACAACAATTTCCACTTCTTCTTTTTTAATACTTTTTGTAGCTGAAACAGAAAGTTCTTCTCTCTTTTTTCTAGTTTTAGAATTATCAAGAATAGTTTCTTTTCGTTTTGAAGTGCTATTCCGACTATTCATATCTTTTTCAATTGTATCATAATTTTCTTCAATATACTCTATAACACGATTTTCAATTGCCCATTTAAAAAAATTTAATTGCCCTATAGTAGTTTCTATGCTAGTATCATTTTTATATGGAATACTTATTCTATCCCAACGACAAAAAGGGTCAAATCTTTTTTTACTATAAGCTTTTAATTTAAGTTTATAATCAAAATAAACTTTAAATCTTCTAACTTCATTACCAGTAGTAATTTGATATAAAGTATAATATTTTTTTGCATAATTTGTTGAAAACCAATCAACAATTCGGAGAGAAATTTTAGATTCTCCTGTAATTATTTTAAGCATACGAGTTAAGTTTTTTTCATCCTTATAAAAATCCATCAAATTATTTAGTAGTAATTCGTTTTGTGTAGTATAATTTTTATTAATGTTCATTAATTAAGTTTTTGAATAAAATTCTAAGTCGTTTATTATTTAATATATTTTTACAAATAAAATATATTTATTTAATATAATGGCAGGATTTTTTGATAGTTTTTTTGGACCATTAAATAAAGACGCGTGTCTATATTTTTTATTTATTTCTGGCCTCTTTTTATTTGCTTTTATTTTTATTTTAATAGCTTCAATATTATATTTAATGCGAAACCCCAAAGAATTTAAATTAAGTAATTTAACAATAGGTAACTTTTCGTTATTTTTAAATTGTTTTATTTTATATTTTGTAAATAGATTATTATATACCATGTGTGTTAAAACTTTAATTTAAGTTTCGGGTTCGGATTTAGTATTAATAGGTTTCAAAAATTGATCTCTAACTGTAATATCATTTACATAGTCATTATTACCTAAAAATGGATTATATCCAATTTGTTGTACTAACTGTCTATCAGCTATCTTATTGTCTAATTCTTCTCTCTTATTAGATACTTTAAATGCTGCTCCAGCAGATGATTGATTTAGTATGTCCCAAGTATGTTCATCATGATTTAATGCTGTTGAATATGCGTTTGATTCAATATCTTTACTAAAATTTGGGTTCTCAATAGTTTCACCCGGTTTTAATCTTCTTGATCTTTCATAAGGTTCTTTATTAGTCCATTTTAGTTCCATATAAATAATAAGTTTATTAAATATTATGAATAAACTTATTTATCTTGTTTTATAATATTTAATTGTTTTGTAAATAAAAATTTTTCATCTGTTCTACGTCGTCTCTTTAAATTACAGTCTAAACAAGCTAAATGAAAATTACCAATATTATGTCCCTTATCGTTATCAATTCTATCAATAGACCATTGTTTCATTTCTCTCGATAAATCATATAAAACAGACATTTCACAGTTACAATAATAACATTTTAATTCCACATCAATCATTTTATCGATTATACAGTTGAAATTTATAAATCTATCCATATCTAAATGTTTTTTCAAAATATCTTGGTGTTTATAGCCGTTTATTTTTTTGTTGATTTCTTGAACAGCTATTTTTGATACATCGCAATTTTCATTATAATTATTTTGAAAAATTTTATTAACTAGTTCTAGTTGTTTATCGTGTAAAAAAAATTCTTCTTCAAAATTCCATTTTTTTGTGACTACTCGTTTTTTAATTATATTACTATTAGTATTTGTTAATTTTTTCATTTGATATTTATTATTTACTCCAGTAAAAGTTATTTTTTTTTGTTCTTCTACCATATTATATGGTATTATAATATATATTTAATATTTTATAATAAACAATATAAATATTTTATAATAAATAAATATTTAATAAAAGTAAGTTAAACTTATCTTTATATATAATACTATATATTAATATGGAAGAACAAGAGTGTCAAGAATTAAAGAATATAAAGTATAAATCTATGTTATTAAATGGTAAAATATTACAAGAAACAAAATCATCAAATGACTTGACAAATCTAGATAAATTTTTGGAAAATGAAAAAATAAATAATAGTAACGAACCTTGGTGTAAATTAAATAAAACTGTAAAAACTAAGATGCTACTTGATTTTGCTGAATTGTATAAAAAAGAAAAAAATCTAGATGATAATGAAGCAAACATTCTAATTAATTTTTTTAAAGACTGCCTTGACAGAAAAAAATTACAGAGAACAAAAGATGTTGTTTATGATAAAACGAATGGATTAATTAA